TATGGATTCACAATCAAGATTGAGAGGATAATTATGAAAAAAGAATATAATAAATCAAGACGAGTATTTGAAAAGATTGTTAATCCCTTGTTAGTTAAACATATGCTAGACCCTTTTAAGTACAAAGGGTCATGTATAGCTGCTGGCATACCAATTAAATATTTAAAGTATTTTAAAATGGTGTCTAGACAAAAAAATGCCAAGAAAATAAGATACAGATATAGAGGAAAATCAGGTTTGAAAACACAATACAAAACTGGTTTACAAATGCATTATATCAGACCTCAATCTTTCTGTCATATGGATGGCGCTGATACTTTTGCTATCTATTACAGAAATCCAGCAAACAACTATTTTAGATATAGTTAATCTTTATTTTTTAGATTAACATTATTACCCATAATATTATGGGCAGAGATACGTTTTCTTAAATCAGTGGTGGAGAACCTATGTTCTCTTTTATTGTAAACTATCTTTATATGTTTCTTAACGCATATATCTTTACCAGTAAAATTCTTACCTTGATATTCTTCTCCAATAATTCTAATTGATATATTATACATGTTTAGTATATCTTCTAAATCTTCTTCCGTCTGATAAGGTATTACCTCATCAACATATTTTATAGCATTAAGTTGTATACTTCTCTCTACCAATGATTGTATCGGTTTGTTCTTTGTTTCTGGTCTATCTATAGTTGGATCGGTTTGTAATCCAACAATTAAGTAATCGCATTCTTCTCTTGCGTCTTTCAACATCTGTACATGACCAGCATGTAATAAATCAAAAGCACTACACGTAAATCCTACTTTCATTTTTTCTCCTTTTCTTGCACTCTCTGACTATTAAATCCGTGCAATTGTATATAGTTAGCAAGCCACTCATGGCCTTTTTTGTTTGGGTGTGGATTGCTTTTAGAAATAACATAGTCATAATTAATTGTTCCTTTTGGTGCTATACCAACAGGTTTACCATATCTATCGTAAAAGTATACCATTTGATCATAATCTCTATTATGAGGATTAAACGTTGAGGCAGGTAAATTATTAGCTAATCTATCTTCTACTCCCCAATCTTTGTGTAATTGTAAATCTCCTACAACAAAACCATTTTCTTCATTGAATATAGGCCAACCAATAAAGTTTCTCATGTGTTTATATTGTGGTGAGTTTTTAATTACTTCTATACATTCGTCTCTTATCTTTTCATAATTACCACCTTGATCTTTAAATTCATATTCATAGATATGATCTACAAATAAAGAAATCATTTGAAAATGTCTATATGGTATTCTATGTTGTTCCATTAAATTCTGAAAGGCATACATGTACCTTAAACTATCTAATATCCAACCTCTTATATCTCCATACATATTAGGTTTTGCGTCAGCCCAATCTAATCTTTTCTTTTGCCAATTAGCTCTTTGACATTTTGACCAGGCTGCAATACATAAACCTATTTCTTTTGGATCGTTTTCTAAAACATAATCTTGTATAGATGAATAAATGTATTTTTGACCTGCACCATTTTTTCCTAATGGTACTAAATCCATATTTAATTTATCTGCTAGTATTTCCGGCCATGTAGGAAAAGGTTCAGTCCATAGATGTTCTTCTCCATCCCCATTAGTCGCATTTATGGTATCCACATAGTTAACATCCGTAAAACTACAACCAGATACTAAAAGTTTTTTTCTCATTATTTTTTCTCTACGTGTTTGGTTTCTCCCTTTTCAGTATCTACCCATTCTACAACTTGTGTATATTTTTTTTGTTTTGCACAAGTAGTCCTACATGCATTAGGTCCTATATTCTTTGATAGATTATCTGCAAATTCTTTCCACTCTTTTGATTTTAATATATCTTCAATACTATTGTTTTCATTTATAATAGATACTTTTAAAAATTGTTGCATTCTAGGATCGTTCATGGTGTGTGGATCGTCCATTCTACAACAAGGTATTAATACACCTTTATTTGTCACTGCTAAAGCAATGGCGTCTTTAAAACATAATGGATCTAATTCAATATCTCCTTCAGCCCATTGTGATTGTCCACCTAAATGATTATCGGTAACATTAGTCATTCATTGTTCTCCTAGTTTTTGGCATTAACCAATCGTCATCATCCGTCCATCTTGCACTATTAACCAATATAAAATCTACATCATTTTCTTTAGCCATCTTCATTGCTTTATCAATACTCTTTTCATTAAAACTGAATATAATAAATTGCCATAATGGTTTTGTGTAAAGATACTTTTTACTTTCTAACATAATCTTAAATAGTTTTTTACCATCTTGATTAACTCTATACTTCTTACTTTCTTCAGGCATGCCATCTATACCAAATATCCAGTTTGCTTTAGGGTTTGCTTTAAAGGCACTGTAATAATGCCTCATAGGTTTTAAAGATGAAGCTAAATGTACTTCAACTTTAGTATTACGTTTATAAGCAATCTCTAGTAATTCGTTTATTTTTGGGTGGTGTATAGGGTCTGAATATTGGCCACAAAAAGATATTCTTGGAAACCAATCTAATATTTTATTATATTCTTCTATTGTTAAATCTCGGCCTGGTACTTTAAGACCTTTGTTTGTGAAGCTTCTTTGGCGACCACAACGTAAACACTCTAACGGACACCTATGTGATAAATCAATATTTAAACGTTTGTGTCTTCTATCAAAAAAAGAGTTTTCTTTTATTTTGATACCGTGTTGTTCCTCGGTTCCTTCAATCTTTTGTCTATTTGTTTCAGCCATAATATAAAACTATTTATGCTAGATACTAAAAGACGTTCCACAACCACATGATGATTTACTATTTGGATTATCAAATACAAACTGACTTCCAAATATTTCGTCTTTATAATCTAGTGTCATATCTTTAATATATATTTCATATAAATTATCTACTACTAATAACTCATCAACTATTACATCATCTTTTGTTGGTGCCTTATCAAACTCATTAGGTATAAATGACCAATCATATTCAAAGCCAGCACAACCACCACCTTTGACCTCTAGTCTAACGTAGTCTACGTTGTGCTTAGCTTTTAAATTATTTAAATGTTTTTTTGCATTATCTGTTAATGTAATCATAAATTTTATGTTTTCTCACCTTTCGGTATTATATTTCCTTTTTCGTCTATACTTTGTCTCTCTAATTCAGTTGTACTATTTAGGTATTCCTTATACTGCTCTGGTGTTAAACAAAAACATTGACCAGAACTTTGAGGATAAGCTTCGTTCATTTCTTTAGCAACAATAACAGACTTGTTATAACAATCATCATAACTCTTATAACTGTTTTCATCATGTAAGCTGGTACATTCACCAGCAATACACATCATAATAACTAGAAAAAATTCTCCCATTTTTCGTCCCTTCTTAATTATCAGAAAACATACAGAGTTTAATTCCGCTTTTTCCGATTTTTTTTAGTTGTATCACTTTCTTTAATATTCTTAATAATCTTTTTACAGATTCCATACCAATAGATACCCGAGTCTCTTAGCGCTTCATTGGAAGATCGTAACCTCTCTAATTTACGTTCTAAAACATCTAGTCGTAATTTAGATAACTTCTTCGTACCCTCATGTAGTTGGCCAAGAGTAGTGATTATATTATCAATATCAGTACACGTATAATTCGGTACTTTAGGTGATTTCTTTTTCAATGCCATTAAGGCAAACTTATTCTTATTAGCCACTTGATTTCCTCTCGTTAAATCTTCTATGTTATACTTCATATAAAAAATTCAATTTCAAAGAAACTGTTATAATGTAAAATGAAAAGGGTCTAAAAAGACCTACTACTATTTATCCAATAATGAGATTTTTTGTGATTGTAAATTGCGTGATACAGTGTTGCATGGCCTCCAGGGCTTTGGAGCCTTCCTTGAAACTCAACACCGTTATATATGCTTTGTAAGATTTATAGACCTAGTGTTCAATAAAATAATAAACACTAATTAAGACTTCAACCAAATAATAAAGAAGCCTACAATGCCTGCTATCCAGGTCATCCATATGTCATCGTATACGAAGACTGTATATATTAATTCCATAATAATAGTAAAGATAATAATATTGTAATAACTGCCAATATTCCACAACAATAGTAAAAGTTATTTTTTAGGGTTTTCATTGTTCCACATAATCAATAACATCAATACTAATATAAAAGGAATTGATATCAATATTAGATTTATAATTAAATCCATACCAATAAGCTAACATATAAACAAGTTAAAGTCAAGCCTAGTATAATACAACCTAGGCCTGCTTTCCAGGTATAGAAAAATCCTCCAAGGAAAAATATAGATAAAGGCTAATGCTAATGATTGTTATTGCATTTATAGATTAAACCTGGCCACCACCACGGCAATAGCGCTAACATATATGAAAAATTTTTGTGATTCGGTCCAGTGGCCGATTCAATATAGCCTTTAAGGGTTAAGGTCTATTGTACTACCTCTATGTACTACTGCGCCTGTTGTGTTTGATGTCTTACTGCCGGCCACATCTTCTTGTTTATTCCCATCCACACTAATAGTATAATTACCACCTACTTTAACATTGTAATCACCACCTGCATTTACATTAATACGGCCATCTTTAGTTACCATATTAATATCTCCTTGATCTACTTGTATATTAATATTGGCCTTTGGTCCTATGTGTATATCGTAATTGTTATTTTCTTCTCCATCTTTGTTAATGAATATTTTATGTCGGCCATTAATAGTAATATCGGAGTTTCCTTTAATGTTTGTGTGGTGTGTGCCTGCGATTAAATTGTAATTATCATTGGCCACTTTGGTCACCAGGTCACCGTTGTTGGTCATTTCATAAGAAGTACCAGAAGTGTGGCGTTCATGTATTCTATAATAATTTGTTCTTACCTCTTCGCCGTCAATAATTTCTATTGTATATGAATCATCGTATTCTTTTATATGGCCTGACTCGGATTCAAATACGTGGTTATATGGGTAAACGGCATTGTAAGTGTGTGGTGTTATTTCTTCTCCTTCTTCGGATAAAACACCAAGGCCATCGTATTGTATTTTAGGTTCTGACCAAGAAGTACTATCAGAGGCCAGTATTTCCGATCCATCGGCCGCCGTGAGTAAATCAAAATCGGCCGTTGCAATAGAAACCCAACCTTCGCCAGGTTTACTTTTATCCAAACGATTTAAAACTCGGGCTGTTAAACTGCCATGCTCCTTTGTAGTATCGTGAACGGCCAGCCTATTGGTGTCCGTTTCATTAATGTTGCGAGGATATACCGACTTGTGGTAGTTGTCGTCATCTTCATTATCTGTAGAATAATCCTCAATGGCCTTGTCTTCAATATCCTCATCGGATCTCCTAATCGGGTCATTAAAGCCCACGTCAGGATTGCCGTAGAGTTTCGGTTTACCTGGCATACTGCCACAAATAATTGGCTCCTGGTTACCACTGTCTCTAAAATATCCCCATACCCAACTGCCTTCAACTAGAAAACTCGGTGAAGTTCCTAGACCAGAAATACCTGGTGAGGCCGTTGATAACATTACAGTTGCCCACGGTAAATCGGCCGTAGGTAATTCGGCCTTGTTGTCTGTATGAAAACCTAAACACCTAACTCTTAAACGGCCTGTTTTAATTGGGTCTAATCTGTCCTCTACTACACCACAAAACCATGTAAACTCTGTATTCTTTCCTATAAATTTGGCCATTGTCTTAAATATTTTCCGATATATGTTTGTTTTTAATTACTTCACTATACGTCATTTCTGCCTATTCTGTTCCTTTGTACGCAAGAGGCCATTATAACACTGGCACACCTTACATTTACAATATATGTCTGATAAGGCCTGCGTATTGTTATTTATTCGTTGGCCAATACTCTTCCCTATGGAATAGGCATGCGCTAGCATGACTTTAACTCTGCTATACACTATGGTGTATGTTCTCTGCATTACCTGAAAGGATTTAACAAAGGCCGCCTTGAGCATATTATCTATGTGTCTATAAGGGTTGTTCTCTTTATTATACATTGTCATATTCTTTGTTTCTTAATTCTGTCTTTAATTATATAAGCATTACTCTCTCGTCATGGCCTCTTATATGGCCTCCATTAATATATCTATCGTCAAAGCGAGCGGAGCGGTCGGAAAACTCGGAGATTCTCTAAGCCTATGAGAGAAAATCAGGTTTATCTCCTTTACTTGCTTCATTTACTAGTGCGTCATCTAAATCATATTGCAATACGTTTGTGGCGTCGGTGTTTTCCCTATTTGTAAAGGTATCTATAGTCTCTACTGGATATGGTGTTCTAACGGCGTCCTTAACGCATTGGATCGCCATTGAGTGACTATCCTTCGTAGTATCTACTCGGTGCCTAATCTTCTTAACCAGGTATCTTCCAGACATATATGGATCATTATCTAAAGGGTTATCAACACCTGGTGGTTCATATGACGGAATCTCTAGTGCAACTACATCGCCAGCGGATAATCCTGTGAAACCTCTTGCTGTGAGTGATACCTGCATTGAGGCGAAAGCCAATCTTTGTGATAATCTCTTGGCCATATTATTACCTGAAGACGATTCAAAATCATTATGTATTTTACTTGTTGTTGATTTTAAATATACAGCGGCCTCTGAATAATCACTAAATTGTTTACCATGATAGTTTATCATTGGCGCCATTGATTTATCATCTGTTTTACCACCATTACCATCATGCTCTGTATGGTAATTATTCTCAAACTCCATATTATAATCATAATCATTTATTGAGTATGTCTTATCCATTAAATTGTGTGAAATAGTTCTACTTGCAAATACACCATTCCTTAAATTCTTTATTGTGTCATATTGGTTATCTATTGAGAAACTATTAACTGTTTGCATTTCTTGTATGATATTGGTAATACCTGTACCACCTTTAACTGATCTTGGTTTCTTTTCAAACCTTGCAACGGCAGGTCTAGCCGAACCATCTGTAATCGCCAACATATTTTCTAAACTTCTAAATCTATATCCGGTACTGTCTTCATAGAATAAGAAACCTGCATTAGCAAATCTACCTGACTCTGCATTATTGCATAGACCATCAATAAATTCAAACGGCCTTAATCCTGTTGGTATATACTTACGAGTACCTTTTGTTTCTTCTACTATTAATGTCTTATTGGATTCTAAATCTTGTCTGAATATATTCATTATCATTTGATCTATATTACCTGACATGGCACGGTAGATTTTCTTCTTCTCATTTGTTAATATCTCTTTGGAAGAAAAATGTAAAACATAAATTTGTGTTCTTGGACTTACCTCTTGTCTACCTGATATTTTATAGATGTACATAGGGTGGCCGGTCACCGATGTAAAATCAAAACCTTTTGATATACCAGGTGTGTTCAGTTTAAATTCTATTCTTTCAAAGCCTGTTAATGGTAGGTGATTAGGAACATTTTGGTTATCTACAATTACTACATTACCAGATAAACCTTTGGTAAATATATCCTCGTATATGTTGATTTCCATTATTTGTGATCTGACACTGAGCTTCCTTGGCTCACTGCCACCATCGGAAGATACATAAGATATCAATTGTACATCTGATAGTACAAATTGTCCTGCTTTAGTTAATGTGTCTGCATTTATTTGATCGTACATAATTATTCATTTATCAATCTGTCAAATTCTTCCAATAACACAGGTAAGAAACTTGCGTTTAGTAATTTGATTTTTCTTCTTTGATCTTGTATTCTTTGTTCATATTCTCTATTTGAAACTGATTGAGCACCAGGTTCCGTACTGTTAACCTCTATCATATGTGAATAGTCATTTGATTTTGTTGGACCACTTGATTGTGCCTTTTCATAATGATGTATTGCGTCTGGATTGGTATACTTTTCTTTAACAAAAGTTTCAAACGCTCTGAAATCTAAAGGCCAATCATAAAATCCATCTTGACTTCCATTTGTCATTAATATTACCCAATGATATTGAGGATCGCCAAAATGTTTCATTGCTGTATCTTCAGGTCTTTCTCCATTTGGTACATCATACTCTTGATATAAACTTGCTTCGTTAATTACCTTTTGTCTTATCTTAACACGTTTAAATATATTGGTAACCTGTTTGCTTGTAATATTATCGTTAGAGTATACACCTTTTGGAAACTTTTCAAAATATGCCATATTAGAATCCCTCCGCTACTGTATGTTTAGTCATAATTTCTGTTTCGCCAAACTCTAAATCCATTTTTATAATAGTTGGTGGTGCGCCTCTTTCATCTGGTATTAATGATGATACAACTCCTTCGGGTGCATAATCAATAGTACATCCTTTTAAAACACAACGACTAACTCTTGGTAAATATGAGTTCTCATTTTCTCTGTACATATATGTTATTTGAAATTCAGATGGTGTTGTGAAATATCCACCTTGAATACCATTAGATTGTTCAGGCAACATATGAAATCTAAACAATTGTAAAATTTTGTGTACTTGATCATTTTCTTTTTCATCTTTTGGTGCAAATATAAATGGAAAATTAAATGATCTAAATGGTACAGATTGGAATACCATTTCTAAATTTTGGTTCTTTGCTTGACCTAATGCTTTGTCTAATACTGCTCTACTATTTTCAAAACCTGGTATTATACCAGCAGCTCCAAAGGCCGCTGACTTCACTACTTCCCCAACTAGTTGACCGCCTTTAACACCGGCTGTTTTTATTTTATCCATCCAACCACTTTCGTTCATAACAGAACCAATAGCTTGACCTAAATCACCTGCTAAACCTGTTGGCGTATCTTCATAAGCGGCACTATAACCAAATTTCATTGCCTCTGCTGGTGTATATAATATAATACTATCTGAAATATAATTATGTGTACCAGACAAAGTGGACTGTAAACCAGAAGATGTTGATCTTAATCTGTTGGATTGGGTTATGCCTCGTCTTTTTATGTTTGCTATATTAGTTCTTGAACCTGAGCTCTTATCTTTGTCCATTTGTGTTGGACTTCCACCAACATTTGAAGCGCCTCCTGATAAGTTTCCATCCTGAAAAGTCTGTTGTTTAAATTTGGATGCCTTGTGAGATACAATATCAAATATAACATAATGTCCGGCACCTAAATTAGATGTTTCATTTGGATAGTATACTGTACCATAATTATATGGATTATTTACAGACTCCATATGTGACATAGGTCCTGTTGTTCCTATCTCTAACGGAGATTTATTTAATAGTTTGGCAGCCACTTTCGTAGTCTGACCTTGTGAGGCAAAGGATAGTTTACTAGCAATAGAGCTAGCAACCATTGTTCCTATTTTACCTTTGATTACATTTGCTATCTTGTTTGTCCAAGCCATATTTAATTCCTTTATATATACTGTATATTTATAACGGATATGAAGAAATCTTTTAAAGGAAAATACAAACCAACCAACCCTAACAAATACGTTGGTGATCCAAATAATATTATATACCGTTCTCTATTGGAGAGGCGTATGATGGTATATCTGGATAAGAGTGATAATATAGATAATTGGGCAAGTGAGGAGTTACCAATTAGATATTATAGTCCAATTGATAATAAATGGCATAGATATTTTCCAGACTTTATTGTAAAGACCAAACAAGGTAAAAAGTTATTGGTTGAAGTTAAACCATCACGTCAATGTATCCCACCTAAAAAACCAACTAGCAGAAAGACCAAGTCTTACATGCGTGAGTCATTA